ACTCTACAAGTTGGAATTTCCAGCACAATCCAGCGTTTGGTATTTCCTGAACCTTTCGGGATAAGCACAATGCAACTCATCAACTCTTGAGTTTCCCAGTAGATTGAATCAACGTCTGGATCAAACCTGAATTTAAGAGAAGCTTCTCCAAAGAGTCTTTGACCTTTTCTGAAAACTGCTGTTTTACCTTCAGTTGCACCCAGACATTCAACATGTTCCAAACCTCCATTGAGTTTGATTTCAGCAGAGATCAAACAGTAAGAGTTTCTGGAGGTTGTTGTGATTGGTTGAAAGATTGTAACAGCATCACGAACTGCAAAAGGACTTGTCATTGGATCAGAAGCAGAACCAGTAGCAATACCCAGAATCTGTGGTCCTCTCCAATCAGCAACTTCTGCTTCAACTCCCAGCTTTGCAATTTCATTGCGTTTGATGTCAAAAGTCAAGGAAACAGCAGAGCCACTCATTCCCCACTGCAAACCTTCTGAAGTCAAACCATTTTTTGCATGTTGGATGTGCAAGGATGTTGAAGCATTAACACTTGGAAGGTAAGTGTAGCTGTTTGCCACTCTTGCTCCGTTTACCAAGCTGTTTGAAAGATCTGGATAAACAGTCAGTGTATCTGTTGTCCTGTCAATAACCTTTGCTGGTTCAATCTCACCATCAACCTCAACACCAATCCAAGTTCCTCTTGAAAACCTGGATCCTTGTCCAGCAGCCACATTAAAAGTTGTTGGTCCACCTGTTCCAGCAACAGTTGATCCCTGAGAAACAAACCTGAATCCAAGTCCAGCCCTCAAAACCTCATTCAAATAATGCGTTTGAGAACTCTGACCTGAAACCAACTGAGCAGAAGGAACTCTGAGGTAAAAGTCCATCTTGACTTTTCCACCCTTCATTCCTCGAACAGTTGCCTCGTTGTCGTAAAGATCAACAGACTCTTCCAAATTTTCAAGCTCTGTCTGTTCCAATTCAGCTTGAAATGATTCCTCAATCGGAAATGCTCTGACCATCGTTGCGGGTTGAGCAGCAAACGTTGTTTCAAAGCCAACGTAAGTCGCTGCATCCCTTGTTCTGACGTTTATTTGTGCCATGCCTGTAAATACCCCAGTCAAACAACCAATTCACCAAACCATTCAACCCAGCCATACCCATTTCAAGACATGCCCCGTAATCGCTCCAGGATCTTTTCTACTGCCACCAAATGGTTTGGATGACCGAGGGTAGCTTCCAATATCTCCAAGCCCGTAATAAGGCGTATAAGTGCCGTAGCGTTGATGTGCCAAAATCAACACATCACCATCATTTATTTGCCCACCAATCTGTGGAAATTCTGTTGAGGTTATATTTATCCCTTGAAACCAGGGAGAAACAAAATGGCCACTTCAAAACAAAGCATTCCGAGCGTATCGACAACAGATCTCAGAAAATACCTTGACTACCTCAAATCAGTCAGACAAACTGCTTCCTCAACCCCAAAAGGTGTTTTTGTGAAGCAGTTTTCATTTTCAGGCAAAGGACACTTGACAGCAATTGATCCTGTTTACAAGCAGTTTTTTGGTCAAGAGTGTGAAGTTATGGACGTGACTGGGAGTGATAATCCTTACGACACGAACATTGGTGTTGATTACATCGTTGATGTGAAAAATCCAAGGCTGCAAACCTCGGTAGAAATCTGGGTTCAAGAACGTTTCAGAACCCTTCGGTATCAGCATTATCAATGTGTTACCCTGATCGAATGCAACAAGAATTCAGGGCACTTGTCAGAAATCTACAAAACCAAAGCCCAATATCTCGTTTACGGTTACTACGACGATACCACAAACACTCTCGCACAAGCAGTTGTGGTCAACCTCCCAAGCCTCGTCCGTAAAATTGCCATGAACCAAATCAAATTCGAAATCATTCATAACAACACCACAAACCAAAATTTCATCTCTGTCAAGTTTGAAGAACTCAAAAAACATAATCTGATTGAGTTTGAATTCACGCAAGCCTGAAACAAATCAAAAGCAACAAGAGGGCTGGAGACCATGAATCCCCAGCCCTCTTTTCTTTGGTCAGGATCAGGTGGACGTGTTGAAAGTATCAATGCTCATGGCGTTGTCTTCCTTTCCAGTGGTTCTTACGTTGAAATCTTTGCTGCCAATAACACTTCTGCCGGTGGAACACTGACGGTTTCAGAACTCAACACAATCATCACCCGCCTTCCATAAACCTTCCCAGTCACTCGTAACCTGATCACAAACCCAACCTGATAAACCCTCATAATCGCCCCAGGAGCTTTTCTACTGCCCTGGAATAACCCGAACCTCCTCCTACCCTTCCGAATAATCCCAAGCCCGTAATAAGGCGCGTAGCGCCAGGAATAAGCATCTCATGCTTATCAAGCCTCTTGGAGCGATTCCCAAAATCCTCCAAACCATTCCCATTTCCTTTTATCAACTTCATACTTATGAAAAGGAAGTGATGGAAAAATGAGTGTTTTGAAAGAGGTAACGAAGGTGCGAAGGGATCAAGTGTTACGAGCAGAACTGTCTGGTTTGGAATTGAAGCTGTTACAGGACACTGCAACAGATGCGGAAAAGGCAAGGTATATGGAAATTCAAGATCAACTACCAGATGACTCCGATCTCAAAAAGGGCAAATACAAACTCGGTACCAGAACAGAACTCAAAGAACACAACAAGAATGGTAAAGTGGCTTACACAACCACCTTGACCAAAGAGAATTACTGTTGGTTGAAAGAGCGTTCTTGTGAAACTGGTAAGAGTGGAAGTGTGATTTTGAATGGGATGCTTGAAGAGGCAAGGAAAGACGGAGAAACCAATGAAGAATGAAAAAGGTTGTGAAGTTTGTTGCGGTGGCTGGGTTGCAGAAGAAATTGCTGATAAACAAGTATTTCGTGCTTGTATGCACTGTAACATGTACGAAGCTGTTTCAACAGAACTTCAAAACCAAAAAAAATGGTTTCAGTCGATTGCAAAAGATTTGATGGAACTTCGCTCTCTGGTCGAATCCAGAACGGTTTCTGAAAAAGCTTGATTCGAAGGCAATTGTGATGCTGTGTATTTATTCCCACCAAAGTGATGAATGAGGTGGCGAGTGGATACACAACATGAAAAAGTCTTGTTTTCCAAGCTGGATGGAATCAAAGACTCAGTAGAACGAATCGAATGTAAAGTAGACAGACTCCAGGAAGATCAGCATATACTCTCTGCAAAAATTGTAGCACTGGAAACCTGGAAACAGGCTTCGAAAGTCGAAGAAAAACTCTCGGCGTTTTCAAACTTTCAGCATGATGTGATCAGGCTTCAAGAGCAAATGCATGAAGCTCTTGCTTACGGGAAAGTGCTCAAAGAACTTGAGAGCTTCAAAAACAGGGCTGCTGGTTATGCCGCAGCCCTGCTTGTTGTCTTCACAATCCTCGGCCAAATCATCGCAAAATATCTCGTCAGATAACACCCACCCCAACATTTTCTCAAGTCTTTTTCGTTGCCCACAGTAATGATGAAAGTATGATATTGAGATTTTCAGAGTGGTTGGACTCCAAGCCATACGGCTACCAAACAAAACTTGCAAAAGCAACTGGATTGACAACCAGATCACTTTATCGGTATCGACACCGCATTGGGATCCCATACAAAAACACTGTCATCAAGCTTTGCAGAGCTACCGGATTACCGCCTGAAGCATTTGGAAGAGAATCAGGAACTTTTGCTGCGATCCCCTCCTGGCTCAATCAAACAACTCCAGAAGAACTCAGTCCCTCCTTCCAAGCCTTCCAAATGATGTTCTGATCCCCTCCAACCGTCCCTTCTTCCAACAAATCCCAATCAACATCAAAGCTCTTGAGTTTTGCTTATACTCTTGCTGGGGTATTTACCTTGAAGAAAGAATGGTAAAATACTGTGAGCAGTAAACTCGAAATTCAAGTCAAAGTCAGAACCGAAGAAGCGGCAAAAGACGTTCAAGATTTGAAACAAGACTTGGATGGACTCAAGGTTGCCGGATCAAAGCCAGTTAAGGTTAAAGTTGAAACTGGTGACGCTCAAAAAAGAGTCACTGACATCAAAACCGCTCTGAAAGATTTGCAAATCGCTCCAGGTGTGCAAAGTGCTTTTGCTGGTGCAATGCAAGAGCTTTCTGGTGAAGCAAGATCCCTTACGTCAAACCTGACAGGAACAACCAAAGGCATTGCTGATATGGGCATTTCAATGGGTCTTGCAGCAGCAAATGCTCTTGGACCTTGGGGCCAGTTGGTTGCAGGTGTTGCTGGTGCAATCGGTATGGTTCAACGTTTGGAACGTGAACAAATTGCACAAATGCAAACAGAAAGGCAAGTTCAGGATCTTCTACTCCGAACAGGTGTTTCTTACAGAACTTTGACTGGACAGATTGAAGGAGCCACAACAGCCGAACAACGCCGTCAAGCAATTGTTGCTGCTGGCAGAGGGCTTTTGGAGACAAATATCCAGTTGTTTAATCAAGGATTCAATGACACACAAATCCAAAGCTTCACAAGACAACTGGATCTTCTCGGTTCTGGCATGGTCCGTACCGCTCAAGGTGTTCGTCAGAACGTTTCTGTAAATGAAGTTCTTGGTGCAGTTGCTGCAAAAAACTCTGGTTTCTTCCATCAAATGGGAATGGAAATCCAGTTTACAAACAACCAACAAATCAACGCGGCTCGTGTTCAAGCTGCTCTCACTGCCAGGGTTGCTGCTCATAACGCTGTTGTTCGTGATGCGGCAAGAACAGCACTTGCAAACGCCCAAGCAACTTCTCGTAGCTTTGAAATTGAACTACAACAAAACAACGCAAGAAGCCTTACAAATACACAATTGCGCGAAAGGGCCCAGAGAGGAATACAAATCCAGAATGAACTTGCAAGGAGCACTGCGGCACTTACACGAGCAGAACAAAGAAATACTGAATCAATTCAGCTTGCAAGCCGTGCTCGTACTGAGTTGACAAATGTTGAAAAACAAGCAGATGAACAAAGGGTAAAAAGAGCTTCCACTTCAACCAACACAAATGTTGCAACCGCCCAACAACTCAGGGAAGCTCGCAGAAGGATCTTCGATGTTGTTGCAGAAACTCAATTTGATGAGAGAATGCGAGTTCTTCGTGCTGGAACAGACGAACGTCAACGTGCAACTCAACAATTCAGAAACCTGATTGCAGAGGAGCAATACCGTCAACAACAATCAGCAAGAGCAATTGAACTCGCTCGTCTGGAAGAAGATCTTCAAAGAACAGGTCGGCAAAGAGATGAGAACGAAGCCCAACGTCAAGAACGTCTTGCAAACGCTCAATCTCGTTACAACCAAATTCGTAGAGAATCTCTTGAAGCACAAGACGCTGATGCAACCCGTAGAAGGGAACTTGCCGAGCAAGAAAAAACTCAAGCAATGGAAACAGCAAACGCTGTTCGTGCTGCTTATGACCTTCAACTGCAAGGTTCCCAGCAACTCATCGCTGCTCAAGAACAACAAAGAGTCGCAAGGCAAAACCTCGCCAACTCTTCGCTGACTCAAGAACAAATTGAAAGGCGTGCTGTTCAACAAGGTCTTGATGCTCTCCCAGCAATCAGAGAACAACTGAGTCTGGTAAATCAACGAATTGAAGCTGCACGACAAAGAGGTGTTGCTGAATCCGAAATCAACCAACTCATCATTGAAAGAATGGGACTTGAAACCCAAGCAATGAATGTCGAAGCGGAAGCTGGAAGAACCCGTGAACGCCAAAGAGCTTCCATTGAAACTTACAGAAAAACAATGGAAGAAGCTGCTGGATCCATGACTCAAGCTCTCACCGGAGCAGCATCAGCAGCAATCTTTGCAGGAGATAACATCGGAGAAGCTCTACAAGCAGCACTTGCGTCCACCCTCCAGCAAGTAGCAACTGAATCTGCTGTAAAAGCACTCTTTGAAACTGCAAAAGGTATCGCTGCTGTCGCAACAGGCTTGCCAACAGCACCTCTTCATTTTGCGGCTGCTGGAAAATTCGCTGCAACAGCCGTAGCAGCAGGAGTAGTCGGAGCAGCAATCGCACCAGGATCAGGTGCAACAGCAACTGCAACTGGAACGCCTCCAGCCGCTCCAAGAGGTGAAGCACCAACCAGAAGAGATGAATCAGAACTCTCTTCACCAAAAATCATCAATATCTCGCTCAACGCCTTCCAGGACCAGCCCTCTGCTCAGGCATTTATTGTTCGAACCCTGAGAGAAGCAGGCTACAACGGAAGAGACGCAAACATCAGAAGATAATCAATTCCAAAAACAAGAGGCTGGAACCATTCAGGTCTCCAGCCTCTCTTCCTTTCTGTCAAACAAATTCAGAATCGCTCCAGGATGCTTTCTACTGTCACCAAATGGTTTGGATGACCGAGGGTAGCCTACAATATTCAAACGCCTGGATGACCCCTTCTCGAACCATTATGAAGGTGTTACCTTTTCATGTTGGCAACAACATCATGCAACCGTAGCGCAGCGCATCTACTGTATCATCGTTGATTTTGACACCATCCTCAGTTCCTTCTCGAAACTTCCAATTCTGAATTTCTGAAATCAATGTCTTGCAAGAAGCGTGAATGAACAGCTTGTTCTGATGAAACAAACTCTGAATAACTCGGATACTCTCACGACGCCGATTGTCTGCCTCATAAACCAATCTCTTCTGCTTGAAATAATTCCTCAATGCTACAATATGTCCAGGAGAAGAAGGGTCACAGACGTACCAAAGTGGCTTGTTTTCAGGCGAAATTTGGTCAAGTATCTTGAACCATCCATCAGCATCGTAGACCAAACCTTTATGACATTCTTCTTTGAGGACGACGATGTTACCTCTTGGCGTCAGACCCATGAGCAGAGCAACGCCGTTGTGAGTGAAACCCCAGTCAACAGCAACACCAAGATCTTTGAATGCTTCGGGTAGTTGAAGAATAACGTGAATTGCTGGATCGAATTCTTTGAAAACAAGTCCTTCTGACTTGGTGTATTTGGCATGGTAATACTGTTCAACCCACTCAGGAGAGTTCTGAAGGAGTGAGTCGAGGTATTGTTGAGGAAGATTTGGGTTATCTGAAGTTGCAGCACGAATGGTTGTTCTGGATCCTGACTCGTCAGTCCAAGTCCCAGAGGAACCAAACCATTTGATTGTATCTGGACCCATTCCAAATTCTTGAGGCAACCAGTTAAAACCGTTTGGTGTTGAAGTGAGAATACACCTCAATGCTTTTCCAGGAGCACCTTCTCTCAAACGAGCAACGGCAGCCTTAAACGCTTCTGGATCATTGATCAATGCCGCTTCGTCAATTGAAACAAAAGCACAGTTGACTCCAGCAAGGTTTGATCCGTCATCAACATATCTCAAAAAGATCTTGGAACCATTCTTCAAAGAGATAACCTGAGACTGAACGTTCAAATCCCAATATTCTCTCGGAATCAACTTCTTCCAAGTCTCCAGCCAACCTTGCTGGATATGCTTGTAAGTCGGAGCAATCACCAAACCACGATAACCAGGATGCTCAAACTGCATCTGAATAAAGGTCTCAATCACATTGATGAAAGTCTTACCAGTTCCATATCCAGCCAAAAACAATCTGAATGGACTTGGATCAGTCAGAAATTCAATCTGCTTCTTGTGAAAGGTTATACCCTCAAGCATACACCCCCACAATCGCTCCAGGATTTATTCTGTGGCAGGGAAATGATTCAGACGACCGAGGGTAGCCTGGAATATTCCAACGCCCGTAAAAGGCATCCTCGAACCACTGTGTTGATGCCTTATTTCTTTCTGACATTTGCAAGTGCTTCTTTTCTTTCAAGAGCGATTTCATCTCCAAGCAACTGAGTGATCGTGATTCCCTGAGCGTTATTGGGAGTTCTTTGAGGTTGCAGACCATTCAACTCCATCTTCCGTTTCATGCAAACAGTCGCTGCTGAAAAATCACCTTCTGCCAAAGCCAAACGCATAATGTTGTTGAGTTGCTGTTCCATCTCAATGCGTTTGTCATCCTCTGGAAGTGTTGTGAACAACCTCCAGGAATCACGAATCCGATCAATCATCTTCCTCGTTGCGTCTGGATTCATCATGTATTTCAATTCACATTGTTCTGAAATTGAAACGAAACTGAACCCAAGGCACATCATCCTTTCAACAAAAACAGCAGCAGATTCAGGTCTTTCTTCATAATGAACAACTGAAGTTTCTTCCCTCACTGGTTGCTTATCAAATCGCTTCTTTCCTTCCCTGGGAAGCTTCTTTCCTTTTGGAAATTCTCTCCCGTACTTTTTGGAATATGCTTGCTCCTCTTGCTTTCTTGCAACAGTCGCGGCCCTCATGTTTGGTCTTGCCATTTCTACATTCCATTCCCTTGAAACAAGGATTCCTACTTTCATACTTATGGTTATGACAAATCCAAGTCCATTTTCGGTTTTGAATGTTGTAACCTGTGACGATCCAGCAATCGACCTGGAACAAACAAACATCGAAGAATATGCCAAAGACCGTGATCTTTCCAAAGTCAAATTCTTGACTGGAAAGCAACCAAGCATCTTCAAAGTTGAAAAGATCTCTGCATCTGTGATGATTCGTTTGGTGAACCTGTTTCCAGCAGGAGATTCAGCAAATGCTGTTTTATTTCTTGCTTCTTGCAAGGAGTTCACGAACTCATCTGGAGAGAAGGTTGAAGCAGAAGGAATTGTGAATGGAATGGCACCCGATTCTTGGCTGGATCAAGTTCAAGAAGAAGTGGGATATGAAGGCTTGATTGAATTGATGAGTGTTGCAGCAAGGTTTCAAAAGCTTTCAAAGAGGGACAGAAGTTTTTTGTGATGTCCGCATGGAATGGAACAGAAGCCTTCAATGAAGCACTTCAGGTTCCATGCGGCTGTGATCTTCTCCATAAAGCAGAAGAAGCCTTCGACAAAAGCGAAAGAGAACTGTTGCTCTCAGAAGCACCAGATTTTCAAAAGCAATGGAACTGCCCTTTTTCAAAGGATCATGACCCAAAACGTGAACCAACCAAAAAGTGCAAGGAAAGTTACGTTCCCCTCTCCAGACTCACAAAGATTCCGCTGGAAACAATCCAAGCAGAAGTGAAAACGTGTCCAAGAGCTTGCACTTCCCAGCCTTGGATTTCTGAGTCAATTGAGTTTTTCAACTGGAGAGAGAAGGGTCAACTCCAAATGCTTTTTGGAAATGGTGAGATGCCCAACGTTGTGAAGGAAGCCATTGATGCAATTGAGCTTGGAGTGAAGAACTACGAGAGATACCTCGCAAGAGTGGCAAAAGAAAAACAAGAGAACAATAACTCTTTACCTCATGGAAAGATGAAAATTTAATGCTGCTCACAAAAACAAACGGTAAACAAAGCCACTCACTCACAATGGCATGGATCGCCTTCGGAGTTGTCACTCTCTGGTTGCTACTCTCGGTATTTGAAAAGATTGCTGGATTGCAAACCCGCGCATTCGATCCAGCTTCCTCAATGGCTTACCTCACTCCAATCCTCCTGAACTACTTCGGTGGAAAATGGGTTGATGCCCTGAACTCCTCCAAAAAATCAGAGGAATCCAAATGAAAGCAAGATTCTCAAAAGAAGAAAGACAAGAACTTCACCGGCAATTGAGAGAATCAATTGAAGGTGCAATTCAAGTTGATTCTCATTTCTCTGAAGTTCTTCCAACTGTGATTGCTCTCAAACTTTTCAAGGAACTCTCAAGGAATTCAGACTTGAAACCTGTTCTCTCAAGAGATCCTGAAACCCTCCAACCAATCCTCACCGTAACAAAAGCAAACAAACCTGCCGAACCTCCTCCAGCCAAATCCCGTTCCAAGAAAAAAGCCTGAAACGTTCACAATGCCAACCTACACCTACGAATGTCAAAAGTGCCTTGAGAAGTCAGAAGTCAGACAGAAGATTGAAGAAGCTCCAATTTCTGACTGCAACTCCTGTCAATCAAAAGGAACAATGAAACGCCTGATTTCTTCAGGTGCTTTTCTTTTGATCGGTAAGGGTTGGTTCAAAGACGGATATTGAAGCTTTCATAAAGAAAACTCTCAACACCTCGCCAATCGCTCCAGGATGCTTTCTACTGCCCTGGAGTTATTCCAAGCCACTCTGACCCATCCAAATCATTTGCTGCCAACAGAATTGATCCTCGAACCATTCTGAAGATCTTCACAGATCAAAGGTTGTTGGTATCCCAGTTCCTTCGGCGCTTAACTTGTTAAGCCCTTCGGGGTACTTATGAAATCATGAGTAAAGAAGGATATATCCTCTCCATTGAAGCTTGTCCGTATGCTTTTTCAACTGCTGGAATTACAAACTCCACGACTCCAGCACACCCAGAATGGGCAACCACCTGGGAAATTCAAGATGGAGTTCTTGTCAACCCAAGCGAATATCTTTCTTGGAATGAACGGATCCTACCAATCGAAGGTGACTTGGAAGTTGATTCTTTGTCCTTGAGACTTTTTGACAAAAGGGTTGAAGATATTGCTTTTTACACACCGCAATATCAACAATCAGGTTTGGCTGCTGGTAGGTTCAGTGGAAACTTGCTCACTGAACTTTTCACAAGAGGAACACCAAGGCAGAATGAGAATTATCTCCAGGTTACTTTGGTTTCTGCATCTCTTGGTTCTGGTGCAACCATCGAAAATGAACTTTTGTTGATTGAGCCGGAACACGATGTATTGAGTGTCCCCCTGGATCCTTATGCTCCATATTCTCCAACAGGTTTGACTGGATCCTTGGCTTTTCCAGATCCAACAAACATAAGCCTTCCTGGAGCATATCCAATCTGGGTTGATGATGAAGTTGTGATGGTTATTGGAGTGACTGGTTCACTTGGAAACATTGCACAAATTGGTTCCAGCCTTGGTGTTGAAAGTGATTCTGGAAGAGGTTTGTATGGCTCCAGAAGGAAATACCACGTTGTCAGGGAGGATTTCAAACCAGAGATATTCCTTCGCCACCCAACAATTGTGAAAAGAGGTGTGACTCTCTGGAGAGTTGAAAATGCCGATGATGGCTCTGTAACCAGCATCTACCCAATTTGGAGAGGATTCGTTCAATCAAATCCACAAACAACTGATGATGGTTCCCAGTTCATTCTGACTTGTAACCACAAATGGCAGGTTTACCAAAACGAACCAATCGCCTTTGAAGGTTTCAATCAGAGTTTTGCAATCAAGCGGAGTGTTTACACACCAATTGCTTGTCAAGTGATTTATTGGGATCAGCCTGACAACAGACCTCACAGAACAGTTCGTGCAAACCTCAATCACTTTGCCAACAACGAAGTACAAGACCCTGCCAGGAAATTCTTTTCCAATATTCCAGATGCAATGGTTTACAGAGCATTCAACAGGGCTGGGACTCAAAACGCACTCGTTGAAGCCATTGGGTATTTCCCTGGTGGTGATCGTCCACTGCTACAAGTGTTGCCTTCTGGTACCCAACAAGGAAAATTCACTCTTTATTACCAATCCACCGAACCAGATCCCGGCTGGATGACAATTGGTGTTCAGATTTGTGATAATCAACCAGTCTGGGGAAACATTGTCAACGACCCAGATAACAACATTCGTTACAGAAGTGCTGTTTACGATTTTGAAGTTCCAGAAGTTGCCTTTGAATATGTTGTTGGTGCAGCAAACAATGTTTGGCCGATGGTTTCAAGAAACCCAAGAAGACGCATTCTTCCGAGGGCTTACTTTAACACTACAAGGGGACCAACAAACCGAGCAACAACAATCCAGACCATCTTTGTTGCCGAAGATGAGGATGTCAGGATTTATTTCATTCCTTCTCCTGGATACCAAGACCTTTACAACCCAGCCAACCCTGGAGACAGAACCAACGCCCTGAGAATTAACAACATTGTCCGCGGAAACATTCTTCTTCGCCAAAACAATGGTGTTGCAAACCCAACACAAGCCGGAACAACTCAATTCATCAAAAAGGCTTATGAATTGGAAACGACACTCTTGGTAAGATCAAGCCAAAACGCCACAACAATTGAAAGTATCTTGAATGCTTTTTTCACAGATTCTTCTGGGGTTTTGAACCTTTTCAATTCTGTTGAGCCTTCTGACTTTGATTTGACCAACACAGAAGTTATCAGAGAATGGATTTCGGGGCTGGATAATCGCGGAAGTGAATTACTTCTGACTCCAGAAGTGAAATTTGGTGAATATCTCAAGGAATACATGAAGTTCTTTGGTTATGTCTTTGCTCTCAAAGACTCCAAAATCAGAATCGTTCCTTATGACTTGGATGCTGAATACTCACACACACTCGTCTCTGCTGATTTCTTGGAACCACCTTCCCTGAAGCAACTCCCAGAAAACATCTACAATGGACTCAAAATCAAAACTCAAAACTTTGAAACTGAGTATGTTTTTACAGATGCTCAATCCAAAGGTCGTTACAAAACTGGGAATATCCAAGAAATTGAAATTCCAAATCCGATTATTGGTTTTGGAAACCCAGTCACTTTCTCGGAGTTTCTTACTCGTTTTGCGAAGAGGTTCTTCTCAGTCTGGGCATATCCTCAATTCCTGATCCGTTGCAAAACCTCTTTGGCAAAGATGGATATTGACATTGGTGATACCGTCAGACTCACTGACTTCGTTGTCCCCGATTTTTCATTCACTTCTCCAACAAGAGGACTGAATCAAGCCAATGCCTTTGTGATTGAAAAGTATGTTGACTTGACAACTGGAACAATCGAGTTTTCCCTGGTTTTCCAGGAAAGAAGTGAGACAAGACCTTATTCTCCTTGCATTCGTGTTGAGGATGTAACGTTGAACTCTCCAACCGCTGGAAGGACAACAATTCTTGCAAGGGCGAACTTCATTGAACCAATCAACAAGTTTGAACCAACAGGTGCAACAACTTTTTCATCCAGCGATGAAACAAGCGATTACGGCTCCAGTAACAGAACATCTTTCCAAAATCGTTATGGTTACGCCGGAGAAGATGGTGGTGTTTCCGCTTTCACTGTCGATGATGCAGTTGAATTCATCCTTCGTGACAGAATCACTGGAGAAACTGGAAGTGTTGGATCCAAGATCGTTTCAGTAGATCCAGCAACCAGAACAGTTGTGATTGATCAACTCTTGACTGGGAGTTTTGTTTCTTACGTTGCTTCTGGCAGAATTGTTGATATGAGGTTCACCGACTACGACAATGCCTCAACACAAGCGAATCAAAAGAACAACTGGGCTTGGATTGGAGATACCGAAAGAGAATCTCTGGATAATCCTCCGGCCACTGCTCCAACACCCAGAATAATTCCAGCTTCCCAATTCTCCGTCTGATCCATTCTCACCAATCCCTCCAAATCGCCCAAGGATCAATTCTGTTGCCTCCAAATTGTTTGGATGGGTCAGAGTGGCTTGGAGATATTCAAACGCCTGGAAGGGCCATCCTCGAACCATTAAAAATGGTGTGCCGTTTTATCAACGTTCTGGTATTTGGTATGTCAAACGCTCTGGTATTTAAGAGATCATGGCAGACATAACAAACGCCTTCTTTGTTCCATTTCGATTCCCGCTGTCAAGTTATACGGCTGGAATCACATACACTGGGATTATTCCTCCTGCTGCTCCTTCTTTCAACGTTGGCACAAGCAGTTGGTATGTGATTTGGGCTGCGTATTCAGCAAGTCCAGCAGGAACACTTGTTGATCCAATCAATCTGATTGCTTACGTTCAATCAGTTCTCGGTGGAAACTTTTTGGTCCAGTTGACAAGTGAAGGAAAAATCCAAATCAGTAACCTGACTGGGGAAACAGCAAAGATCACCTTTCTGAGTTCTGATTTTCCAAACACTCTTGGATTTGGAGGAACGGTTATCACTGTTCCAGCATCAAACGTTGTAGTTGCGACTTATCAACCAACCCATTGCCTTTTTTCTTTTGCAAGAGAGGAAGATACTGGTTGGCAAAGCATTGGTCAGATCTACTCAGCAATTGATCAACCAGATGGTTCAACCTACGGCTGGAAAAACGGAATTGCTCGCTGGAAAAGATCAATGGTTTTGAAGTATCAACCAAAAAACAAGGATGGTCTCACTTCTCCAGTTGAAAATATGACTCCTTGTTTCCCTGATCTGACTGATAACCCAACACAATGGAAAAGTCCAACAGACACTCCAGTGCTTGCTCCACCCTGGACCGTTCACAATTTTCTCAACTCCATGATAAATGGAGGAAACGCAAAACCTGTTCTCTGCTGCTTTGGTAATTTCCAAGACAATGTTGCTGGTTTGGATCTTCAACTGGAACAGTGTTATCTTTCTGCTGAAAGTGTGAAGGCAGAACACTTTGTCACTTCAATCATGAACTACGACAAATACCGAACAGTCAACAACTTGACCTGGAATCTCTACGAATACAGAACGAGGCAACCATGACAGCAACAAAAATCTACGTTCAAACTGGTGAACGTTTTGCACGAGAAGATGATGGAAGTTTTGCAGCCTCTGTTGGTTCTGCTTTGACTTCTGGGGAAAGCAGCAATAAGGTTTACCAATTTGCTGTGAGTCCAAACGATATTCCTGATTTTATGGCAAGGAAGCCTTTGGATGCTGGATCCATGAAGATTTTGTCAAACAACATCTCTCACTTGCTTTATCAGAAGTGCAGAACGTTGTGTTGTGTGAACGGCCCAGGTTTGTTTGGGTTGCTGAAACCTCTTGGTTTAACTTCTCAAGCATTTTCTGGGGATACGGGCGCCACTGGGGCAGAGCAGTACAGAGAAATCAATTGGAGTAGACAAAACAGTCTGAGACTTGGACCGTTTTCTGCAATGATTGATCGGCAAACTCAAGATCGGCCATCAGAAGAATCAACCCTTCCAGCAAACGTTTCCTGTTTGAGGAAGATGGTTTTGGTTATCAACGGATATAAGCGTTCGGGATTCGAGCAACGGTTTCACGTTTGTGTTTCAATAAATGCAAACGCACACCCAATCAATTCAAGAACTGCATTGCTCAACATTGATGCCAGCCAACTGGCTTGGATTGAATTTGTTTCGGGTACAAGCAGTGGTACTGGTATAACACTTCCGTCATCGCCTTACAGTTCCGCTGTTGCATACCGCAGACAAGCATGGGAAGCACACACCACGGAGCTTCTTACCGCTTATGATGGAGATTACAAACTCTTTATCCCAGTAGATGTTGTCACGGCACCAGAACAACCAAACTGGCAACCAACAGATAACTCAGAAATTTACAAGATTTGGGTTTGGCTGGGTTGGTATTCGGCTGATGAAGATGCTGGTATTCGTAGCATCACACTTCTGGAATCGAGAGACATCGGAACAGCGGAGGCATCCTGATCATGGCACTTTCATTTGTACCTGAAAAACCGTATCACTCTCAACTTGAAGCTCTTGATGTTGGAAAAAAAGCAGCAGCAAGACACACAGAACAACTGATCTCAAACATCTCTTTCCTTCAAGGAAGAAATGTTGAACAGATTACAAACTCCTTTCCTTTGAGTTGTTCTTTGGTTCAAGACAACACTGCGACTCCTTTGACTTATCAGGCGATCTACTCGTTTTATTACCGGAAGAGCCCTGGAGTAAATCTGTTGCATATTGAAGTTCAACAGCATCCAAGTCGCACCACCGCACTTGGAGCACCGTATTATGAATCTCATTACGGCCTTGCTGTGGATTCCACGATTCCAGCAGGAAGTTCTTACATCTCAGGGAGTGTCCTACAAGACTCAAGGTTTCCTGCGATTGCCTTGGAAGAAGATTTCGCTGATACCTCTCAAAGTGGCATTTTGGATGTTTCCAAGCTCGATCCAGATGTTGTTTATCAGGTTTTTCTTACTGGTTCTGCAACTTTTGCTACGTCAACACAGACTGGAAACTCAGCGACGTATATTGATGGAGGCTTGCAACGAATCTCTGTCATGGAGTTGCCACAAAGTCTTTTGACTGTTGGAACTGAAGCTGGATATAACAGCGGTTCTCTTGATTCTGTATGGGCAACACCATACAGAAGAATCGTCGAAGGTGTTCGTGATGACGCTGGAGGTGTAACAGCCGGATACGGTTTCGTTCGTGCAGTTGATCAAACACAACAAGTTCTTGCTCGCTGGAGGAACTGTTGGCAAATCGTAAATCATGAAGGAAGTTCTGCTGTTGATGGAATGGCAAACGTTTGGAATTTCCCAGCAGGTTCTTCTTTCGCTCCCATTGATTTCAGAATTCCAGGAATGACCTCTGGGGAACAAGAGTTTTGGATTCGAACCAGAAACTACTACGGTTCTCCAAACCAAGTCAACTCATATCGACTCTACGTCAGACATAAAGGAACTGCTGGATTCCTTGATTTTGTTTATGAATCAGAACCAAGTCACACAACTGGAACTGTTTCGGTTCCTCTTCCAGCTTCGGTTAACTGGACCACAACAACTCTCGACGTTAATCTTCCTTGTGATGTTTGGTTTATTGATAAGGAACAGCTTGTGAGATTTTGGTTTACTGGAGATGCAAACATCTCTGGACCAATTTACATTGCAACAATGGCTTTGATTGAGAACGAGCCATATCCAGCAACAACCCCAGTCTGATCCCTTCGTGCCAAGAAGTAGATGAAATACTTCTTGGATCCCTCTTCTGGTTATCTTCCACTCCGGGAAGAGAATCTTCCATAACCAAACCTTAATCCAACCCTCAGATCAAATTCAAGACCAAGGGAAAGTCAGACACCCTCATAATGGTTCGAGGATGCTTTCTACTGCCCGAGAATAATCTGGATGACCTGGGATCGCTTGGAGATATTGCAAGCCCGTAAAAAGGATCCTGGAGCGATTATGAGGGTATGGCATTTCAAACTCTGGGTTGCTTCATTTTCGGCTACTTATTTGAAGCAACATGTCAAACAAAATCTCTTATGATGGATCAAGTAAAGACAGGAACCGTTACATCCTCGACTTTTACAAGGGTGGCAACAATCTCTTGTCCCCAAGTTCTCAGCAATACGGTTCAACCTCGCTCATCGTCAAACAACTCAACCAAGATGGTGATGTTTCCACAAGCCTGAGAAACATTCAAAGCTACTTGACTCCTTTTGATGCTGAAAGTGAAGGAGATTTCAAGAGGCGTCAAAGCAGAGCATTTTACTTCAACATCGTTGGGCAAGTCGTCAACGTTTATTCCGACGCTGTTACCTCCAAAGTCTCCAGAGACTTTGGAGCACTGGAACCATTCGTCAACCACAATGTTGATTACAGAGAAAGCACCTGGAGTGAATTTGTTTCTCAAAATGCCAAGTTCACTGCTTTGTTTGGAATGACAGCGACTTATGTTGACTACTCCCCAGTTGAAAAAGATATTCTCTCAATCCAGGACTTGATTGATTCTGACTCTGGACCAAAGTGCATTCTGATCAACCCACTTCAATTCGCTTGGGTTATCGTTTCTCCAAAAGGTGAAGTGACTGAGTTTGCTTGGTACGAGAATGTTGATGAATCTGCAACCTCTTCACAAAAACAAGTTCAAATCAGAGTTGTCAGCAGCGAAGGTTGGTATGTTGCTTCCGGTGTCGTTGACACATCCAATGGAAACAAACAAAAGAGTGAATTCAATATTGTTGACTCTGGCAAGCATCCAACGAGTCTTTTTGGTAAACTTCCAGTAGTTTTCAATTTTTACGACCGGGATTACACTTGCCAATACCCAGCAGGAAAATCCCTTGTGAATGATTTGGTTGATGTTGCCAAGGCAGTTTACAACTACAACAGCATGGCTGCTGATATTCACAAATCAACATTCCCAATTCTTACTGTTCCTCTCGCAAGGACTGGAGGTGTGATGCCTCCAAAAACAGAACTCGCTGTTGGTTCCAGCAACGCATTGCCTTATGACTCTGAAACAGGAACACCTTCTTTCATTTCTCCTTCCTCTGATCCAGCAAGGGAATTGAGAGAACATATTTCTTACATCATCAGAACAGCTTATCAACAACTCGGTTTGACCTTGACTCTTGATTCTTCTGCTCAAATTCAATCTGGAGAAGCACTCAAAATTCGCTCCAGAGAGTTTGAATCTTATGCCTCAAAGTTCGCTTCAAACATGCTGAAGTTTGAAGCCAAGGTCATCAACCTTTTCAAACTGTTCCTTGGTATGGACGAAAAGGTCACGATCATATATCCGAAGGCATTCTCAATTCCAGCAACCAAAGAGGATATGGACAACGCTCAACAAGTCATGAATGTTTCATTCATTTCAAACGAAGGCAAGGTTGCTGCTCTGCGTCAAATGATGAATGTTGGTCTTTCTCTGACTGAAGAGGAAACCAATGAAATTCTTGTTGAATCTGAAAAGAACCTGCAAGTTCAACCTGTTGTTGAAAATCCATGAGCAAAGACGCTTTGACTGTTCTTACAGAGTTGGCTGTGGAGCTTCGGTCGTTGAAAAATGCAACGATCACCTTTCCAGGACTTACGTCTGAAAACGAACAGAAGGCTGCCTCTCTCCAGCAGAACGGGAGAGATTTCTTCCTTATCAACCAAAACGCAGAAACAGTTTTTACCGATGCAATGCAAAAGGAAGCTGACAGAAACCCAGACAACATCGAAGCTGATGATCTTTTACAAGCTGGGGCAGAAGCTTTCAAAAAACTCGTAGTTGAACGATTCGAAGCTGGTGGAAAAGATGTTCCAGTGAAACCACTGAAACAATCAACCATTCAAGCAAAAGGTTCTTCAAGAGTTGGTATTGACTCCGGTTCCCTCCTCCAAAATCTCAAGGGAACAAAACCTCTCGTCAGGAAAACCTGAACACCTTCACAGTAGTTCGAGGATGCCCCTTCCAGGCTCCCGAATTATTCCAAGCCACTCTCACCCATCCGAATAATTCTCGGGCGTTAAAAAGCATCCTGGAGCGATTCTCAGAATCTTTCCAACTGCCAAAACCACTTCAACCTTCTCAAGCTTCGCTTAACAAAAGTCATACTTACAAACATGAAACAATATCAAGAAGAGATGGTTCGGACTCACGGTGACATGCTGGAACTTCTGATTTATTCTGCTTTGGGAGCAGAAGTGAAAGTTTCCAGGATCAATGGAAATGGTAAGGAAGACACTTCGGCCATGCGTTCGTTTACAATCACGATGGGAGGAATCAACCCAATGTTTGCTGCAAGCCAAACACACATTTATTCCCTTCCTTGTAGTGCTCGTCAAATGCAAACCAACGTCAAAGAAATTCTCAAACAACTCCATTCACAAATGGAAAAAGCCAAGATCTCCGTCTGATCAAATCCAAACAGAACCAATTTGGTCAAGTAAAGTTCATATCGGAAAAGCCAGATATTTGACCAAAGGCTCTGCCTTTGGTTCATATCAGAAAATCCTGATATTTACGAATCAAAGGTAAAGGTAAACAAATGAACGAAACGGTAGAAACGGTTGCAGAGCTTGACGAAGCCATTGCTGTTGATGAAAGCGGAGAAGTTTCCCAAGAGGATAAAGCTCTTGTTTTGCTTGAAGTGGTTCAGGCGGCGATTTCGTATGCAGTAGACGCTGGTATGCCGGTCGAAATTGAAAGAATCAGTCTCGTATTCCTTCCAGAAGGTGGTGTTTCAGTGGTAGCAGTTGGCGAAGATGGAGTTGAAGTTCAGCAGAACGTTCCCCAAGAAGAAATCGTCGATTTGCTCGCCCTCTGATCCATTTCCCAAAACAAATTGAAAAGGCTGGAACCATTCAGGTCTCCAGCCTTTTCTCTTTCTTCACTCTTCAAACTTCAGTTGCTTGGAAAGCATAACTTCAGTTGCTTGCAAAAGCATACTTATGATTTGAGGTTATTGAGAACATGTCATTGAAAGAGATCATCAAGAGCAAGAATGCGAAGGCTGCTGAAATTTCCCAGAAGCTGACTGATTCGGAGCAACTGGTCAAGAAGATCAGCGCACTGGAAGAAACAAACAAGAAGCTTGCAAAAGAGCGTGATCAACTCAAGCAAGCTTACGATTCTTTCAAGTCTGAGATTCAGACGAAGGAAGTTCGCAGCAAGATTGCTTCTGTTGCTTCAGCGAAGAGAGCAGTTGATCCAGACGATATTGTAAGTCGGTTTGCTGACAAGGCATACTTTGATGCAGAAAAGAACGAAGTGAGAATCCGAGACAGCGAAAGAAGCCTGGATGAAGAAGTGTCTGAATTCCTTAAGAATAAGCCATACCTGCAAGTTGCTGAGAAATCATCTGGAACTGGGGCAAATCCTTTTCCAAAGGCACCCGAAGGAAAAGAAGTGGATATTCGTTCGGATGCTGGAGCAACTGAATATGTCAGAAGCTTGACTCCAGCCCCTCTCCGCAGAACTCGCTGAATTTCAAACTTCAACGCTACAGCACCTACGCGCCTTATTACGGCGTTTGAATATTCCCAAGCCACTCTCACCCGTCCAAACAATTCCCTGCCACTACAAAAGATCCTCGAACCATTCTGAGGGTATTCTCTTTTCCCTTCATTCCTTTTCGGGAGTTTTTCAAAGAAAGACTCAGCAGAAGCTGATACTTATGAAACAGAACCCAAGTGTATCTGCTTCGCATTGAGGCAAGCCAGGAGCCAGCGGTTTTTCAAGGAAAGACTCAGCAAGAGTGCTGAGTTCAAAGGTAAAATCACATGTCAGTTAACGTTTCTGCTGGTCGTTCTGGTTCGTTTTTCATTCGTCCCGATGTTGGTCCTGCGGTTGATCAGATCTTCCGCGAGACAGACCTGATCAACACGCTTTTTGCGGCTGGTCAGGTTGAGGAATCTCAGGGTTCCGCTCCGTTTGTTTGGAACATTGTGAAGGAAGCCAATGCAACTGCGGCTGTGTTCACTGAAGGTGCTGCTCTCAGCACATTTGGCAACCAGCTTTACGAGCAAGCTTCTCTCCCAGCGTTCTACGTTCGTGTTGCTGGTGGTGAAACAGGCCACATGCGCGACAACCGTATCAAGGGTGGTCTTTACGAAGACATTCGCGCTCTTGAAGTTGAAAAGGCTACTGCTGACCTTTGGAAGAAGTTTGAAGATGAGCTTTGCGGTTCCACTGCAAACCGTGGTCTTGCTTCCATTGTTGATGCTGCCAACGTGTATGCTGGTCTTGACCCTGCCACAACTGCTGAATGGGTTTCCCTTGAAACAGCAGTCGGTGGTGCTCTTGCCGTGACAACTCTGCAAGACATGTATGAGACATTGGTTGGTTCCACTTACGGTGCAACCCCAACTCACGTTCTTGCTCCACAAAACCAAGTGACAAACTACATCAACGTTGCCGGTATCCCTGGTGCTGCCAACGCTGCTTACCGCACTGAACTCGGCAAGGGTTTCGATGCCGGTGTGATTCATCCTCTCGTGACCTTCAACGGTATGCCAGTGGTTGCAGTCCGCGGTCTCGCAACAACCGAACTCTACATGGGCGATATCAGCAAGCTGAAGCTTGTCATGCACCGTATGCCAACCGTGACTGAAATCGCTCGTACCAACGACGATGAAACTTTCATGGTCACTCTCGCTGGTGCCCTGAAACTTGAACGTAGACGCAGCTTCGGAAAATTGACGGGCGTAACTTCTTGAGTTGTTTTTTGCCTCTTGTTTACAAGGGGTTTCGTGAAAACAAGTTAAGTAAGTTTACTTGAACATGAAGAGGGTGGGAGTCGAAAGACCCCACCCTCTCTCTTTTTAATCCACTCATAACAACACAACGTTCATCCTTTGGTAAGCTCACTGGTGGTAAACCTCTGGACAAGTTTTTGCCATTGCTTCATATTTACTGGCATGAAATTCATCTACGGAAATCATGCAAATTCGGGCGGTGTTTACCAAATCAAGAACCTTACGAACGAAAGGATTTACATTGGTTCTACTGTGAAGTTCAGTGCTCGCTGGAATATTCATAAGAAAGATCTGGTAAGCGGTAAACACAGCAACAACTTCCTTCAAAACGATTTTAACAAATGTGGAACTGATGCTTTTGAATTTTCTGTTCTGGAGATTGTTGATGGAGACAAGGAGGCAAGGTGGAAAGCTGAACAACGCTTCATTGATAAGCACTTTGATGATCAGGTACTTTGTTACAACCTGAAAAAGCAGGCAAGTGTTTCGAGGCAGGATATTCCCAGCAAGAATCCAGAACAAACCAAGAGATTGATTTCTGAGGCGACAAAGCGTGCTTGGCAGGATCCTGAATATGTTGAGAGAATGAAGGCATCACGTTCCACTCCAGAATTCAAGGAGAAGAGAAGTGAAGCAGCAAAGAAATGGTCAAATGAAAACAGAGAGTTTCTCAGTGTTGCTGCAAAAGAATCCTGGGAGAAACTTGCTCAAGATCCTGAATGGCTGGAGCAATACAAGAAGAACGCTTCTGAACATGCCAAGAAACTTCATTCAAACCCAGACACGAAGAAGAAGATTCGGGATTCTCACTCCAGCCCAGAAGTGAAAAAGGTTATGTCTGACAAAGCCAAGGCAAGAATGGCTGATCCTGAATTCAGGCAGAACATCATTGACAAGGTTACTCAGAAACATGCAACCGACATGGAATACAGAGCCAAGAACCTGCAAGGTTTGAAAAACGCAAGAGAAGCACTCAAGTCCCCAGAAGCTCAAGAGAAACTCAGGCTTGCAACCATTGAAAGAGTTGCCAAGCAAAAAGCAAATGCCAAAACAGTCACACTCATTGATCCAGAAGGTAACGTCGTTGTGATCCAGAACTTGAATGATTGGTGCAGAGAAAAAGGATTTGCAAGCTCAAGGTTTTATTGCATGATCAAAGGTCAAGTCGCCTCCGCAAAAGGTTACAAACTCTACCAACAAAATCCATAAAGCTTCATACTTATGAAATGACACAATGGTGTGTCAGCATGGTTGTTTTCTCTCTGGAAGTGGTATGTGAGTGGGTTGGGAGTGATCCCAACCCATTTGCATTTTAAGGAAATGTGAAATGAAGCTTCAAGAAATTGGTCAGAGGTTTGGAACAGACAAGAGTGACAGTCACCACAAGTTTGCTGGTGAATCTTATCTTGATGTGTATGAGTCTTACTTCAAAGACTTCCAGCACAAGAAGGTGAACTTGCTGGAGATTGGTGTTCGTGATGGTTGTTCACATGAAATGTGGAGTGATTGGTTTGATCACGAAGAAACCAGAATATTTGGAATTGACATTGACCCACGATGTTCCAAGACCGCGAATCCTCCCAGTCTTGAAATTGTGGTCGGAAGCCAAGCAGATCAAAACACAATTGACAAGGTTTTCTCTTTGCTTGGAAATGAGTCTTTTGATTTTATCATTGACGATGGAAGCCATGTCAACGAGTTGACCTTGAAGAGTTTTCAGATGTTGTTTGGAAGGTTGAGGAGTGGCGGGCTTTACATCATCGAAGACCTCGGTTGTTCTTACCTGGAAGAACAGCTTGCTTCAGACATTGTAAAAGGTGCTTGGCCTGGAATGCACTTAAATCAAGGTGTTAAAATGGTAAACAGGAGGAAAGAGCTTGATGACTTCTTCCTCCTGCTTATTCGGAACCTGGATCTTTTGAAAACAAAACCTTACGGAGTTCGCTCAGTAAAGTTCCATTCCCGCATTGTGGTTATTGAGAAACTCTGAATCAACTTTGGATCCATTCAGATCCATCATGACGAAGGTTTGAATCTGGTTTGGAAAAGAGTGTGTAACCATTCACACTCTTCCTTTGTCCCTTCACCAGCTTGTAGAAAGTGGATTTATCAAATCCGTTCTCTTTGCACCAAGCAGTCAAATTCTCAACTTCAACCTGTTCACCAAATGGATCGACCAAGGTGTAAGACTTACACCGAAGGTTTTTACATGGGACAATGGTATACCCATACGCCATCAACCCATGCCCAACAAACAAGTCATAAAACCTGCTGGTTGAATATCCACGCTCCTTGCACCATGAAACCAAATCGTCAACCACAACTGGTTTATTCTCTGGATCGTAGAGCTTCACTGGCATCTTAATCAAATCTTTTCTTCCCATGTGTCATCTTCTCCTTGGTAGTAAAACTGGTATACCAGCCCCACAAGAATAAGTATGACACTTTCTTAACTTTGGTGGTCAGAAGATTGGTTCAGCCTTTGCAGAGTCTTTCTTTGAAAGACAAAAGATTGATCAGATGAGGAGATTTGCTGTGGAGTTTGAGGAGAGGTCTTGGTAGGTTTGATCGAGGTTGCACTCTTCAACAATCCAGCAATCTTGGAAGATTGGGGTTTTGTCTGTTTTGCTGGTTGCTTTGGAGATGTAGCGTTTTTCTTTGATGCCGAAGCCCCATTGAGACATGATCAAAAGTGCTTTGTTCAGTGGAAATTTTGTTGGTGATACGGTAACATTTGCTGTTTCGTAAGCAGTTCTTTGAGAGAAGAGAGCTTGACGACGTTTACCTGAGAATTTGTCGGTAATGAAAGCATCAGCATTTTCTGAGTTTTGGATGTCACCACCCTTGTTTCCAAGTTTTGCAACAAGAACACGACCACGATACTTCTCATTCAGCAATGCACCGTGAGGATCTTTGTCTGGGGCAGAACGATCAGAGTCGCAAACATCCGTCAATTTCAAATAAACGTGGGAAATACCCATCTCCGAAATCTTTGAAAACAGAAGCTTACTGGGAACCAGAGCCAAATTGTGTCTGTTGGTCAGAAGTGCTTTGACCAAACTCTTTTTCTCAGAGGCAAGCCTTTTGATTTCAGACTCAATGTACTTCTCAAGTCCTTCAAGATCCCTTGCATATCTCCCAGCATCCGAAAGAAATACAACGGGTGTGCTGTCAAACGAATCTCCAGACTCAGGTCCAGTAAACAAATCATTCACGTTCGCTGGAATAACTTCAGCCTTGGTCTCTTTGCTCATCTTCATATTCTCTGTTTGAATCCTCATATTCACATTTCATAAGTATGCTTTTCCAAGCAACTCAAGTTTGAAGAGTGATGTTGGGTGGATGAAAGTTGTAGACCTTCAGAATGGTTCGAGGATGCCCCTTCCGTGTCAGAGAATAATCTGGACGGGCCAGGGTAGCTTGGAATAAGTCGGAGGCGTTAAAAAGGATCCTGGAGCGATTGTGAGGGTGTTGCTGTTTTGACCCTTGAATTTCAAGTATCCCAAACCCTTCGGTGTTTAACTTGTCAAACCCTTCGGTATTTATCAAATCATGTTTTTGAAAAGAGTGTGTAACCCTTCACACTCTTCCTTTGTCCCTTCACCAACTTGTAGAAAGTGGATTTATCAAATCCATTCTCTTCACACCAAACGGTCAAATTCTCAACTTTAACCTGTTTTCCAGTTGGATCAATCAAGGTATAAGATTTTTGCGGAAGGTTTTCGAGGTAGCGAGCCCTTCCTTCTCTTATTTTTTGCTTTCGTTCTGCCGAGAAAGGTTTCCCCTGTTGCTTTTTTGGTCTTGGCTTTCTCAATTTTGCTTTCGTAGCTTCCGACACGATTTTACCAGTATGCGAAGCAGATATTTTTCGCTTTGTCTCTTCTGAGTGTGATTTGCGTTTTTTTCCTTTATTTGCTTTGCTTATCTTCTCAGCGAAATCTTTTGACGAAAGTCGTGCCTTTCTGTCCATATTGTAGCAATTTCCACCGTAAAATACATCAATCAGTTTCTGCTCCACAAGAGTTCGTTTTTCTTCGCAATCAATTACAGCCAGGACAGAAAAAACGAATGCCTCTGGACCGTGTAGGTTCCAAGCATTTTGTAGGTGCTTGTTATCGTGTCTGTTGTTTTTGAGAGCATTTTCGTGGTGTGAAGCTCTGGTTGCAAACCTGTTGGTTTGCCCGATGTAAAACTTTCCGTTTACGAGGTTCTTGATCTGATAAATCCCAGATGCTTTTCCGTAACCGTCATGTTGTTTGATCATGGATACCTCCAGTAAATACCATATCATATTTACGAAAACAAGGATAAACGGGAAAAATGATCAACTTCGTACAACTCAACGGTCAAGGATATTTGGATTTTCTGATGCCTGAGAGGGCTGACGTTGGAAGTGTTGTAGCGACTGTTTACAACTCCAATGGTTCAGTTGTTTCAGCATCAGCAACATACACTTCTTCCAGCGTTTCTACTGTTTTGCAGTCTTCCGTTTCTGGGGGAGTGACTTTTCTTCCTCTGGATACAACAGCAAGCATCCAATCTGGTAAAAGGTATTTGCTGGATGGGAGAGAGGACTTTGGTGGTGAGTTCGTCACAATCAAGAATCTCACAGTCAGCGGTGCAAACCTTTACAGACCAACAATCAACTCTCATGCCTCTGGTTCCAGCTTCGAAGGAACCCTTGTCAAAGTTTTGCTCTCTGGGAGCAGCACAGAAACAGTTGGAAATAACTTCTACTGCAAGGTTGCTTACGAAGTCAACTCAGAACCACAAGCAGAAATCCACAAATCCTTCAACGTTACTCGCTTTGTTCCAGTAACAAACCTTTCAATTGAAGATTTGAGAGACTTCGATCCGCAACTCGGAAAGAAAGGTCTCAATGGCTTGCATATCAAAAATCTCATCGACAATGCTTGGGAAATGATCCTTGCAAGAATCGGAGCAAGAGGAAACATGGGAGGTTTGGTTGGTTCAGTAGATTTGACCAATCCTCACAATTACCTTGTTCGTAGGTTGATTTTGGAAAATGATCCAGAGAAGAAGGAGCAAGCTGATGCTTTTTCTCAAAGGTTCAATGAGGAATTTGAGGCGAGCATGGGAGTTGCTGCTCACGATGCAGATGGTGATGGAAGCATCAATCCCAATGAAAGATTCAGAAACACAATCAGGATTTCAAGGGCCTGAGTTTGAGAAAAGGATAAACCAATGAGTTTGATTTTCAAAACAATCAGGCAGCAAGTTGAAGGATTGGTTCTTGGTTCACGAGGAACAACAGTCACTCTGGAAGCTGGAAGATTCAAAACTTGCCCTCAAGATCGCACTCCTGAAACAGTTCATGCCGATTCATGTGAAAGAAGGTTTCGAGTTGTTTTTGAAGGATTTGAAGAGCTTGAACCGTGGAACAGCTTGAACATTCACGTTTTTCACAAGGTTCGCTTCAGTGTTGTTTTGGGGTATCAGTACACCAAAGCTGGACTGTTTGAAGAAACAGAAGGTTTCGAAGAAACTGCTGGAAATGGTGATCATGACTCTGTTCAAGAAAGGGCATTCACTGATGCTCATGACATCAACAGAACTCTGACTTATCATGAGAATTTCGGCATTTTGAATGCTTCGCCTTTGATCGAAGTATTTTCATTTCATCCAGCAACCGAGGGTGAACCAAATTCTCTTGAACTGTTTTCTGACAGAGGGATTCTGAAGATCAGATACGAAGCTCTTGTTAAAACTCTGACAAATACTTCGTATGCTGGAGTGTGAGGGTTTCTTACAAAAATCACTTATATCGGTGAAGGTTGATATTTACGAATCAAAGGTAGAAAATGGCACAAATTAACGTAAGATCAAAAGACGCTGCAACTCTCATTGGTCAAGAACAAGTCTTTGCAACTGCTCCTGCTGGTCCGTTGATGTATCGAGCTTTCCCAGTGGAAGGTTCTTTCGTTGCGGAGTTGGAGCAAACCGAACTCGATAACCTCGAAGAATCAGTTGATCTTTATGATGTGAAGGCAACTGTTCGTGGTTTGAAGGGTGGAACAGTTAAGGCAGACTTTTACGCCAAGGTTCCAGCACAACTCTTGGACAGTGTTGTACCTTCCAGCAACTACCTCGGAGTTTTGCTGAATACGGGTCTTGGTGCATCTGCTTCGGATGAAGGTTCAGTTGTTGCAGGAACCCCTGCTGCTGGTGTCTTTAACGTTGCTGCGGCTGAAGGTGTTCGTTTTGAACAAGGTCAATGGATTGGTGTAGAGGTTGCTGGAGCAATTGAACCTGCTCGTATCACAACAATTGCAACAGACACATTGACAATTTATCCACAACTCTCTGCTGCTCCAACGGCTGCTGCTGTGGTTGTTAACTCTTACACCTACGCTCCAGATCCAAACAACACCAAAACTCTTCACATTCAGCACGCAAAATCTGCAACTCTGGGTTCTGGTCTTCAATGGACTCTTTCTGGTTCCACTGTCAACCTTTCCTTCGATATCAAGCGCAATGAACTTGCGAAGATTTCTCTGGAAGGACAAGTGGGTTCTTGGCAAGGCCCAGGAAACTACTCCATTCCAACAGGTTCTGCTTCCGATACACTCTCCGCTCCATTCGCAGTTCGTGATGCAGTCACCCTGTTTCAATCAAATGCAACAGTGTCCAGAACCTCTTACTGCTTGATTTCCGCTGATATCAAAGTCAATGGCGGAATGGAACATGTTGAATGTCTTGGTGCAACCGAAGGTAAAATTGGAGCCTTCCGCAAAGGTCAACGCATCTTTGCTGAAGCAACCCTCAAGTTCCGCTTTGACAATGCAGTTGATGCAACAAACTGGGAATCTCAAACTGTTATGTCCTGCATTGTGCTTATCCCGAAAGGTTCTGGAACTTCCAAGCGTTGGTTTGTTCTGGATATGCCTTCTTG